TTTTGTTTTAATCGTATCTATTTTTTCGTTTAAAGGAGAATCTAATGAATAAAGCATTTAGTACACTTTTAGCAGCAGTTGAGAAGGCCAAGAACGGAGTTCCTTCCCAAAAAGATACTTCTTTTTGGAGAGCAGAAACAGATAAGGTTGGAAACGGATATTCGATAATCCGTTTCCTTCCAGGTAAAACTGAAGACGATGTTCCATTTGTCAAGGTTTATAATCATGGCTTCCAAAATCCCGAGTCAGGTAAGTGGTTCATTGATGAATGCCCAACAACCATTGGTGCAGATTGTCCCGTTAACATGTCATTTGCTTGACAAGCGGCTTCAGTAAGTAATTACTGTCGAAAAATTTTGTGAATTGCTGGAAAAGCTAAGTTTAGAAACTTCATAAAAAGTGTTTAAACAGTTTCTAAATATGCCAATCAGCAGCCAAGCTCAAATAATTGAGAAGGTTCAACGACTATCCGGTGACACGGAGTACAGATCAATTGCTATTGGGTCTGGAAGCGCAAGAATTCCTAAGGGAATGTGATATAGTCTGCTCTGCATAGAAATATGCAGCTGGATTTAAAATCCGGGTTATGTGTAGCGAACATAACTGAACATATGGTTGTAAAGACAACGGCAAATATTGGAACTCTGGTGTGGAATCAGATAAGGAGATTGCACGTAAGCGTAAGCGTCGCACTTCTTACATTGCCAATGTATTGGTAGTGAATGATCCAAAGAACCCTGAGAATGAAGGTAAGGTGTTTCTCTTTAAGTTTGGTCAAAAGATCTTCGACAAGATCGTAGATAAGCTAGATCCTCCTCGTGATGAAAAAGGCAATCTCATTGATCCAGACGATGTCCCAATGAATCCATTTGACCCAGTGGAAGGATGCAACTTTAAGTTGAAGATTCGAAAGGTTGAAGGCTTTGCCAACTTTGATAAATCAGAGTTTGACAAGGCAAGTGTAGTGGACAATATTGATGACATCATGGATGTAACACATGATCTAAATCAGTTTATTGACCCTGCAAACTTCAAGAGCTACGAAGAGCTTGAAGCTAAGTTCAATAAGATCATGGGCATTGTTGAAGACAAACCTGTTGTTAGGCCAGTTGCAGAACAAAAACCTGCACCTGCTAAAGCTGAAAAGGCTCAGTCAAAGGTTGTTGAATCAACTAATAGTCAAAATGCTGAAGACGAAGGTGATTCTGATCTTGATTATTTCAAGAAACTTGCAGAAATGTCTGACGACTAAGTCATAAATAGTCTTGTAGGGGAGACTCTAATCCCCTACTCTAAGTATAAGACAACCTGTTATCCATGAATCTATTGAAAGTTGATTCTTGATTTCTTGTTGAGAACATCTTAACTGTCTTATCAATTGTGTTATTGACAAGATTGGTTGTATTGTTGGGAGCATTTATAATGTCTCCCAACTTTTTGGCTTCTTGTGACTGAGTGACTGCATCCAATTCATCTTGAGCTTTAGTTAGGAAGTCCATTCTGTCTCCTAACTTTGATGTTTCTGCAGGTGTTGCAACTACTGTTGAATCAACATCAGTGCTAGTTGTTTTTGGTGTGGCTGATACTGAAGACACAGTATTGTCATAAGACTCATTCAAGGCAGATGAATTAGAATTGGCTACATTAGAGGTAGATGATACTGAAGACACAGTGTTCTCATTTTTGACTGCTTCAGTATATGCAGTTGTTGCAGCTTTAATTTTTTCTGGATCATTGCTCTTTTGTGCCTCAATCAATGCCGCCTTTGCCTTCTCTGTGTTCTTTCGAGCTGTGACTTTGGCTGAGGTAGGTGCTGCATTCTTTTCTGCCAACTGTTCCATGTCTTTAATGTATTTTTCTCCACCACCTAAATTCAAATAGTCTTGTTTCTGCTTAGCAGTAGGTGGAGTTCCTTTGGCTGCATTTTGTTTCATGACGACACGAAGTTTATCTGCTTCATCGTACTTGGCTTGATCTTGTGCAATCTCTTTATTTTTGCCTTGCATCATCACATCTGCAATTTTGTTGGATCCATCTTCATTAGTTAGGAATTCATCACTTAATGCAGATCCAATTTCCCAGCCAGCATAAGCAGCAGCCGCAACACCTAGTGCTCCTCCCGTGAATCTGCCTAGCTTACTCAGCACACCAGTTTTAGCAGTGGTTGCTGCTGGTGAAGATTCAATCGGCATGCTCGGAGCAGTTCTTCCAGGATTTAACTTATTGGGAGCCTTCTTATAGTCTGCTGCTGAAGGAATTTTACCTTTACCTGATGGTACTGATGGATGTTGTCCTCTTGCAGTTTCAGCAACGTCACCAAACAATTTACCACCAGTTATTTTGTTAAGTACAGACTTCATACCACCTAACATATTCTTGAATGTTTCTAGTGGATGTAATAATGCCTTAACAACTGAAAGTAATGCACCACCTAATGCCATTAATGTTCTAACATATAGGCCAATCGGACTGTTCTTTAAGAAAGTTTTGATAGCACCCCATATACCATCATCTTTATTTTCATCGTCCTTGTCATTTTTCTTTGACGGCGTATAAGGAGAGTTCCCTCCATCACTTGTATTCTTAACAATTTCTTCTAAGAGTTTGATGATACGTTGAGTGTTTCGTTTACCTTCAACAATGTCTTCAGTTGATTCTTTACCTCGAAGTTTTCCTTTCTCCATTTCATCTTTGGCTGCAGGACTAGACAGAAGTGGAACTTCACCTGTAGTTGAAGATGATACCAAGTCCTCAACTGGAAGAGTTGAAGGCATCATATTAGATTTAGTTTTTAGTCTACTCTTATATGAATAAGTAGGAAGACCAGTAGGAGCAACACGCTCTCTAAATTTACCTAGATTCAACTTTGATGCAGCATCGGACTTAATCTGCAAAGACAATTGTTCAACATATGCTTCAGTCGCTTTGATCATCTCCTGTGCCATGATTGGCTTTGCTTCGGCGACTTTAGCTTTGATTTCTTTACGAGATAGAACCCCTTCTTTACGAAGCTCCTTGATCATTTTGGCAAGCTCAGATCGTACTTCTTTACGTAGAGACAATAAGTACTCTGCTACTTGCTCCTCAATCTCTTTGGAAATTGATTGCTCTATGTTATGAATGTCTTCCATTATTGTCCTGCCCTTCGTTTTTGTTCTTCTTGTATTTCTTTAATTAACATAGTTACATAAATTTCACGATCATACGGCATCATATTTTCCAGTTCTGTCAGGCTGTAATGATACCGATACATCATCTTATGGTTTATTTTGTAATAGTCGTACAGTGTTTCTTGTGACAGAATTAGTCGAAAAAATTCTGCAGACCCTCCAATTTGATGATGTTTGGAGCTTTACAATGCACACAGTCAAATGAATTCTCATATATCAATCTTGGAGCTGCTTCAAAGAAGGCATTGATGGTATCAAGTTGTGTTTGTGTCAAGTCTTCTAAGAAAGATATAACTTCTTCAAGGGTAGAGTCTTTGGTGTTGTATGACTCTTGACCCTTAATGATAGTAGTGATGCTTGATGCCAACACTCGCATGATTGTGTCATTAGAACTATCTAATGCCATTTTGTATGTTTCACGAATAGATGGATATTTGACTATCACCCACATATCTTCACTAATCTGGATTTCAGGCTTGACTGCTTTACCCATATCCACTTTAATGTGGGATAAGTCTAATGTCAGATTATTTTTGTTATGACAACTCTTGCACTCAGCTTCAACTTCAACGCCTTCACCCATTGACTTATTACGGATAGACACAAAAAGGTATTCAATGTCAATCTGTGCCATATCATCTATTTTCAGTTTGCCAAAAGTGCAGTTGTTGATGATTTGCTCAATGGCATCTAGAATACGGATAGGATCCTGTTCCTCTAATGCCAACAATAAAATCTTTTCTTCTTTGACTACAAATGGTCTATATTTGATCTCTTTCTTAGAAGAGGGAAGAGTCAAAGTATAGATTGGAATATCAACTCTTGGTAATGCCATAGTTCATTCACTCCTTAAAATAATTTACCCAATGATTTAGTTGCTTGATTAACTAGACCCGAAATATTTGGTCCAATTGAATTATTTACACCTATTCCTAACCTAGACAAAATACCTGCATTGACAGGGTTAGTAATTGTACTATTCATTGCTCCCATAGCAGAAGAAGCAGGATTGTTAGCTGGAAATGCAAACTGTGGAGTTCTTGTCATACGTTCAAATGAAAAGGTTAGTGTTACTTCTTGAACTTGATCCATCGATTGATAACTCAAATCTATAGAGCTGATAGATTTGATAATACAGTTCTCAAGTGAATATGCAGCTACGTTGGTGTTAGTATTAGTCGTATCAAAGATTTTGATTTGAGATTGGAACATATAACTACTTCGTTCTTTAGGAGAGCCATCAACCAGATTGAACATTGCTTCTCTCATCTTCCACATGTTTTGCATGATCACATGATACCTATCGACATAGAAGGTCAAAGATACTGTCTCATTGACCATTTCATATGGCATTTCATATGAGTAACCATATATCTTAGTAGGTTGCGTCATAAAATTGATACCAGGTAAACTAGCCCTATGACAGTACAATGACATAAGCTGATTGTCCATCAATGAAACTGTTGTAGGCCACGTCATCATGACTTCATACAAGAATGGTTTAGACATGGCAAAACCATCTCTCTTAACTCTACCGATAAAGTCTTGAATCATCTAATCATTCTCCTACTATCCTTAAATACTGTCTGTTCGTTGTTGTTCATCCATCCCTGAACAGGAAGAAATATTGCTTGAAACCAATCTTCAGGTTTTACCCATAAAAATCTAGTCTTGACCCTACCCAATATGTATTGCTTAATGCAAGGCCGGACTTCAGGAAATTTAGCTGCATTCTGCAACAACTTCCACGACACCAAGAACTTAGATTTATCATCAAGATTCTTGTTATTTACATGATTCATCAATTTACTCAGTAGTGATAGCCTATATTTTGGAGGCAAATAATGTAGGTTTAGGCCAGTCATATGATTGCCTTGAATGTTGAAAGGTAACACTAACGGAAACTTATCCCAGTATGGCAAAGTGTCACGATACTTTGCATCATAATAGAAGAAATACATTTGACCTGGTAGTACTTTATTCGTCAATTGTGTGGGTGTGTCTTGAATCAATTTGAACCCTGTCAATCCACGGGCAAATTGCGTCACATTAGTTTGAAACCACTGAACAGACTTTTGAGGTGAATAGTTTGGATTGTTACGAATTGTCTCAAATATGTTCATACTTTCAATTCTCTTTCAGTAAAAATTTTGAACTCAATGCCCTTTGCTTTGGCGAATTTTGTTGCTGCTTCCCATTTTGCCTTGTTGACCTCATATGTCATTACCTCAGTCAAAAACTGCTTGGTTTTGCGCTTCTTTGGCGCCGGTGGCTGAGTTTGTGCAAAAGGTTTGACCTCAATCAACCATGTCTTAATCTCACCAGTTTTTGTCTTAAATTTGACCAAAATATCCACAAAATACCTATGCACTTGATTATCCACTGGAGATACATAAGGAATCACTATCTCTTCACTGTTCCAAAGAATGAACGAAGGGTTATTGTCAATGAAACAAAACAATTTTTTCTCCCACGAGCTCCTTACCCAAATATTGTTAAAGTCACCAGCATATTTCTTTGGATTTTTTGGAACCCATCTATAAGGGGTCGGATATTTCGACATGATCAATAATTTCCTTACGTGCCATGTGAGTTTAGACATAAATAATAGGTTATATTTATTTATTTATTGGGTTTCTTCCTATGATAGACCAATCAATTACTACTAATTTTGGTGATACCACTGTCAATCGTTCATACAGTATGATGTCTTATCCCAGTGATTTGGGTGATCCAAGATATCCACACTTCATGATCTTTTACATCAATCAGAACACAAGATCAAAACACTATAAACAAGAGTCCACCTATAACCCACCCACAGACGGGCAAAGTAGACCTTTG